ATCCCTACGTTGCCGCCGGCCTGGATAAACTCCTCAGCCGGCGCAGACCACGAGACGAGGATGCGAGGCAGCGCTGTGCCGTCCGCTTGGATCTGCTGCGTCGTTCCGTCCGCGGTCAGCGTCAGGTTCGTCGGCGCGGAGAGAGTAAACGGATTTGGCAGCGTCGTGTTCGGCGCATCGTCGACGTAAACCTCGTCATTCACCGTCCAGTCGTAGACCGTCGACGCCGTCTCGCGCATCGTCATATCAATCGCCGGCTGCGGGGGATCCCCGTCGCTCGCGAAGTTCCACTCGATGACCTCGAAGACCTTCTGGCTCCAGCCCATCTTTGCGTTGGTGATCATCACCGTATCACCGGCCCGCACTTGCATCGCCTCCAGCCGGAAGCGCGCGGTCATCGTGATCTCCTCGCGGGCGCGGCGAAGCTCGATGACGGCCAGCCGCTGCGCGCAGGAGGGCGAGGTCGTGAACGGCAGCGCCACGTCGCGCCAGTAGCGGATGCCGGCGTCCTTGGTTACGTAAGTGGTCGAAGTAATCTGCGGGAAGTCGGACGCCTGCCAGTCATTTTGCGGCGAGACATAGACGCCCTTGACTCCGTTTACACGGTCGCGAGCCGATGTCTTGGTCTGAACCATCATCGGACCGGCAAAGTGTTTTTCGGTTAGCGTAACGGTCGGAATCCGATAGCCGCCCGCGTAGACAATCACCTTGCCGCCCGAGTAGGCGATCAGGCCGCCCATCGCGGAGATCAGCTTTCCGATGTTCTCGTCGGGCGAGGCGCTCGTGTAGAGCACTCCGTTTGCCTCGTAGCGGTTCTCGTAGGTGGCCGGCGTGGTGATCGGCTTGATCTCGACTTGCTCGTCGCAGATATTCGCCGCGGCGCTGACCGCCGTGTCGTCGATCTCGGCTGCGTCCATGGCCATACCCAGCGAACTGGTCAAGTAGTCCCGCAGGCAGAGCGCAGCGTTGGCCGAATAAGCCGTCGTCGCCGTGCGCGGATCGTAGACCTTTTTGCCCTTGACCACCGCAGAGATGTTCGGGATGCCGCCGGTCCAGACTTCTTGGCTCCAGACGAGGCGCACGTAAATGTACGCGATGCCGCGGAGCCGATGGTTGCTCGTCCACTTGCCATCAGTTAGGCCCGAGGTCGCGGCCTCAAGGTTCGTTTCGACGGTCTGCGTGTCGCTGCCAAGCTTCTTGTAGATCTCGGCGTAGCCCGTAAAGCGGCCCTGGGCAGCGCTGCCCGCGCCCGTAAGCGCGAGGTCTTCGTTGAAGTAACCGTCGCCGATTTCCTCGACCTCGTGGCCTGCAATCGCGAGCACGAGGTGCAAATACTCGTTATCCGTTCCGGTTGTTGAGATGTAAACCAGCGTCCCCGATGTGCGCGTCTGGCCGTAGACTATCGCACGTGCCGACGTCGGCGACCGTATCATCTGCGTCCGATCTGACAGCGACGGATCTCCAAAACCAGGAGGCTTTTTTTGGAGAAGCTTACTAACCGCCATTGATGCTGCGGCGTAAGCAACGAACTTGACCACCGCAGATGCAATCTGCGCCGCGTATGCGACGTAGAGTTGGTAGAGATAAGCTCCGAGTTGCGGCATAATTAGAGGCGCCAGCAGACGGCACCGTCGAGGTCGAGGAACCCAAGCCCATCTCGGCCAACGAAGGCGGCAGCGTTACCCACGCAGACGCCCAGCCCGATGCCGTTTCCGACGTCGCGGGCGATCACGTCACCGCGGCGAGCAAGGCCGATCTGCGTCGGCTCGAGCCCAAGCTCGCGCGCCAGTTCCAGAATCCCTCCGGCCTTGTCGATGATGCGCTGCGCGCCGATGCCGCTCGAATAGGTGCCGCGGTAGTGCGCCGCGGGATCTCGGCCAGTTGCCCGCGCGACCCAGTCGGCCGCAAATAGACAGCAGTCATTCGCGCCCCACGCGAACGGCTGGCTGCGCCGCTCCTCGATGAAGCGCACAAGCTCCGCGGGAATGTCGGCAGCCTTCATTCGTACTCTGCGGGGATTGTCTTATCGCCAGCGTTCCAATCCGTTTGCTGGGCTTGATTCGGGTTTCCCCAGTAAATTGACTTTTCTTGGATCGCGGTCACGAACTCCAGACCGAGATCGCCGGGGAACAAAGTCGCTTGCTCCTCGTGCGTGTATCGCACCTCGCGCGGTCGCTTGAAATCAACCAGCCGATTCTCGGCCGTCATCGTGATATCGGCGGACTGGCCGTTGTCCGAGATCTGCATCACGTCCATTCTCCCCTGGAAGACGGTCACCGGCGAAGAGATTAGCGTTCCGGCTGTGGTCGAGAGAGCGCCGAAGAGCACCGTGCACTCTCGGCCCTGGTAATCCTCGGTCAACGCAAGCGCGATGTTTGCGGTAGGCACGCCCGAGAGCCGCATTGAGATGCCGCGGGCTGCGAGGTCGGTTGTCTCCTCAATCGGGGAAATGGTGCCGAGGGTTCCGATGCCGAGATATGGCGCGCCGCCGTAAGTGATCGTACCGTAGCCGCTCCAAAGGCGCGTGTACGCCGAAGGGAAACTAAGCGAGACGAGGATGACCGGCGCCAGCTGCACCGTCGTCACCTCGCTCACCATATCGGCCGAGAGCGTGCGGCCTGCGGTTGTAATGCTCATTGCGCGACGTCCTCCACGATGGAAAAGGTGATGCCGTAGATGCTAGCTAACTCAATCGACCACTCGGTGCGAGACTCGGCCAGCCGAAAGACGCCCTTGGCGTTCGAGTAGGTGATCGCGGTGCCTCCGGTGTAGCTTGAGCGCAGGACCGGGAATAGATCGACGCTGCTCGAGGAATTGACCTGGACGACTTTGTAGAGCGACGTCGAGATCTGGAGCCAGTCTCCCACCGCGAAGGTGCCGGTCGCGCCGGAGATGCCGAGAGTCGAGGTGTTGGCGGTCGCGCTGCTGACGGTCAGCGTGCCGGTCACGTTGCCCCGCGCTGAGGTGTTGGCGTAGTCCTGGAAGTAAAATGTGCCGCGCTGCGCTGCCAGCAGGAAGCCGATCACCTCCTCGGCCGCGGCGCGCGTCATAGGCGGGCACTCGACAGAGCCCATCCACGCCTGCCCTGGCCAGTTGTATTGCTGCGTCTGGAACGTGAACGGCGAGACGTTGCGCGAGGTCGCGCTCATTCCAGACAGCGTCAGCTTCGAGATGCGGAACGGAGACGGCGGCGTGAGTGGATAGGAAATTGCCATAGCTTAGGCGAACGCTGCGCGGTAGGCGCCACCGCGGCGCACCATATCGGGGATCTCGGCCTTCAAGCGCTTCCGCTCCGTCTCGAGGATCGGCACGAGCTCGGCGCGAGTGACGCCAGCGGCGATGTGGTAATTGATCGTCACGCCAGTTGATCCGCCTCCGCTCGAGCCAAGGCGATTGTTCGGCACAATGCTGCCGGACGAGGCCGGCATAAAGAGCTCCGGCCCCTTTTCGCCGACGAGGTACGGCGTGCCTCCGGTGACGGGTCCGCCAGATGCGCGGCCGGTGAAGAGATCCGCGAAGAACTTCCCTAGGCCGCTCGCCATCGGCTTCGTCACTTGCTCGCGGAAGATCAGCCGCAGCAGATCCTGGCCGAGTGCGCGCAGAACCTCGCGCAGCTTGGTGCCGGAGAGAATGGCGTCCTCAAATGACTGGGAAATGGTTGCTCCGAACTCCATTCCAAAAGAGCGGCGCTCCTTCTCTAGTGCGACGATCTTCTCGATCACGTCCTTGAGCTTATTCTCTGCATCGGTCTCGAGCTTCAGAACCTCGACCGAATTTCCCTTCAGATTGTTGATGAACTCAACTAGGGAAGCCTCATCTCGGTAGAGTAGATTAAGCTCCTGCTGAGTCGTAAGCGCCGTCTTTCCGACTCCCTCCAGTTCTAGCTCCGCCTGCCGACGGCTGTCGCGTGCGGCATTTAGATCCTTGTTCGCGTCCAGCTCTGCTTTGCTGATCTGCTTTAGCAGCTGCTCGCGCTGCGCCAGAATTGCGAGCGCGTCCTTCTGAAGTCGGAAGCCCTTTTCAGGATCGCGCTCGAAGGCATCGACCGCGGCCTTGAACGCCTTGGCTGCGTCGCCCATCAGCGCATCCGCAAGCTCGCGCTCGGTCATATTGAGGCGATCCATCTCAACCTGGAGCTTGATCGTTTCCTCGGTGATCGAAGCGATTTCCTTTTTGGCTCGGTCAGCCTTGAAGTTACGGATGACCTCCGTCGCCGACTTCATCGAGTCGGGGTTGAGCACGTTGCCGATGTTGATGCCGACTTGCGTCAGCATAATCGGAATTTTGGTTAGAAAATTGAGCACGCCCTCGACGGCCTGCTCCATCCTGATGGCGCTCGCGATCTGCTCATCGCTAAAGCCCATATCCTCGCCAGCCATAGCGACTTTATCCAGTCGCTGCTTCATCATATTCAGCGTGCCGAGAACAGCCTCGCCGCCGAAGGCTAGCTTGGTAATGCGCGCGAGACCGCGGGTGCTGTTCTCGACCCGTTGCAGCGAATTTTGCACCGAGGCGAACGCAGCCCGCGTCGCGTCGACGGCCCTGAGCGTGAATGTTGCGCTAGCCATTGCGGTGTTGGGTTCGCTGCTGGTGGTTTAGGTAGGCGATCCAGCCGTTCATCTCGTGAGCTGGCATCTGGAGGACTTCGTAAGCGAACTTGCCGAGACGATCCGCGAGCGCGTAGACGGCGAGGAGGTCGGCACCAGCCTCGCCGCCGGCTAGTTTTTTAGCTCTTCAGCCTTCGGCGCATCGTCGGCCAGGATGGAGTTCGCCACTCGCGCGAGGACGTTGGAGTCCGCACGATTGAGCAGCACCGCCTTGTCCTCGATGGTGAAGAGCTTCTTCCCGTCCTCGCTCGTCGCCTTCATCAACAGGATGTCGACGAGAAGCTCCATATCACTCTCGCGGCTCTTCTTGTAGAGGCGCGCCTTCTCGGCCAGCGTGACGGGAGTGGCGTGGATCGTTAGCTTCCACTCGGGCACCTCAATCTTCTTGGTGCCGAGCGAGGCGAAGTGTTCGCGAACTAGGTCAATAGCATCCATCCTTCACCTCAAACCGTCAAAGTGGACAGCGCGCCGTTGCCCTCGATGCTGATCGAGCCCTCGACCATTCCGTCGAACGCGGCGCTGATGTCGAACTTCGTCACGATGCCGCCTCCGGTGTAGTAGGTGGACGTCGACGCGATGCCCTCGGGATAGAGGTTGACGGTCACGGTCGAGCCGATGGTCAGCGCGATCTGGCCGGCATCGGTCTCGTCCCAGTAGAGGTCGCCGTTGACGCTCCAGGTCTTCAGCGTGGCCTTCCGCGTGCGGTAGGTGTCGCCGATGACCGAGTCCTCGACGACGTCGGAGGAGTGAGCCAAGGAGTAGTTGCGGAGCTCGCCGATGGTGGTCGACGAGATTTTGACGGTGCCTTCGCGGCCTAAGTGGTTCGCCATTTTAGTCGGTGGTTAAATAGATGCAGGAGAAGCTGTGACGAGCGACGCCCCAACGACGTTCCTCGTCAGGTTCGATCACATAATCCACGCTTGTCAGAAGGAGATCATCACAGACGCCGCCCAGGGTCACGTCAGCCAGCACCGCGGCCTCGACCGCAGCCGAGCCCGTGTCGAAGAGGTCGTCGATGATGGTCGTCGAGCCGGCCACCTCGGCGGTGAAATACTCGACCATCACTTGCAGCGTCCGGTACTGGGTCCGATTTGACGGCGCCAGCGTGCGAACCTCGACCTGCTCGTTTACGGCATAAACGGCGGCCGACGGGAAGCTCGTCGAGGCAAGCGTGTTGTTCCGGCCCTTGAGGAGATTCGCTGTGGGCACGACGCCAGCCTGCGTCAGCTTGAGCCCGATGGCGTTGCGGATGTTGGTTCGGGTGCTCACGCGGCAAGAAGTTGTGGCATCGTTTGTTCGCCCAGTTCTGGGATAGGTTGGGCGCCTTGAACACGAGTGAATCCCAGGTTGACGGCCTTGCCGGCTAGGAGCCGCTTCACCTTTTTCATCGTTGTAGATACGCGGGAGTTAAACGCACCGTCAATCATCCGCTGGTAATTCGGAATCTTAACATTGCGATTTCGAGCTGCGATAAAAACTGGGCGCTCGTTTGC